GGAATCAAAGTATATAACGTCCTCAAAGACCTTATTACCAATGAACATCTCCGATGTGAACGGAAGGGAGTTGACGCAATAAAGCTGGAAAACGTGATTAATGTGTTTTTGAATTCTAACGATATTGGATCACTGAAACTAGACGAATTTGACCGTCGGTTTGCCATTTTGGAAATACCAAGGAAGTTTCCACATGCAAACGATATGGCCTACTGGGAGCCACGATGGGAATGGTTACGAAGTGATGTGGGTGCTCCGGCAGTCATGGATTACCTGCTGAATCGGAAGATTTCCGATTCGTTTAACCCGCACGCTGAAGCTCCATGGACTCAGGCGAAGCAGGACATGATAGATATAACCCACTCGCCGATAGATACATGGGTGAGGGATCATGTGGTAAATGGAGAGGAATTGGTGGTAGGTCGCATTATCATGCTCGCCGAAAATGAGCCATGTCTCATGACTGCGAAGGAGCTGTCATGGTGCTATATGGAGGGTATGGTTCCATGGAATGATATAGATCGTAGGCAGTCTATGGCGATGGTCAAAGCATTGAAAAATGCACGAGTACAGGTTGCCAACCAAGGCAAGAAAATCAAATATAATGGAGTTACAAATCTATATTATTGGGTTGGAAGTGTCGGTAAAGAGCAAGATTACCAGGGTCAGTTGGATCAAAGGCCGTTTTGGCAGAAATTGGTTGCCAGTCAAACGGATCAGGTTGCCAACGCGAATGCGTTGGCAACCAAGAAAGAGAAGTTTTAAGTGTATGTTTTATATACGTATCTTTATGTCTAGGTTGCCAAGGTTGCTGAGGTTGCCAATAATTACCCATTCCCCTATATACACGGTATCGTTGTTCTTGACATATCTCGAATATATGTATTAGGCGGGGGTGGGGGTGGCTGGCAACCACAGCAACCTAGGCAACTGGATGGTTCCTGAAGCTTCTCATACAACCGAAGGTTTGCGCGTATATGATCTATTAGATGGTAATTTCCCAGTCTAAGGGGAGAGTCGGCCGAGCACCTCATCTCGAGATCAATGACTAAATAAGACTTGCAAACAGAGCCGCAATGCTGTATACTCTTAGCTAGGTAGGGCATGGTGCCCTTCCGTTCTGGGAGTACTAGCAATGAGTATCATAAAGGTAGAAAAGAAAAAGGCGAATTTCCGTACTGAATCAGCTCGCGAGCTGTATTACAACGAGCTGGTGAAATTCAATGGCAAGCCCGTGGCGGATTTCATTACCGCCATGACTGAGACTCCCGCGAAGCTGCCGAAATCTGGGCGTGCCGAAAAGGCGAAGGGATGGCTGAACTGGTTTGTCCGTGAAAAGTACGCGACGCTCGTCGACTCCAAGAAGTAGATAGACCCGACCCCCGTCATCCGACGGGGGTCTTTTTTCGCCTGAAATCGAAGAACTCGGTAGAGAGAAGCGCACCGAAACAGAAACAGAGAGATCAATCATGACCGATTTGAGAAGGATCTTTAAGACTCCGCCCTCAATTCTGCGAAGCTCGGTCATGACCGATGCGAAAATCGTTCTTTCTTCTCGTTTTCGTCGGCCCAGGTCGGTTGGCACGGGCCTTGCATATGCAAGGCCCGTGCTATTTAGCTATAGCTTGCGGTGCAGCCTAATATGCCCGGTACGCTGTGCCCAGTTAACCCACCAGTTAGCGTAGGTTAGCGGGTTGGGCCAGGCGCCAAATTTAGGCGCTTGTGGTGGGTTAACTGCCGCCTGCATACAAAACTGGTTTACTGTTAACCCTTGGTTAGCTGCCTTAACTATTGCGGCCACCCATAACCCGCGGGCACTATTGGCATGGTAATTGCCTGTATTTAAAACCTGCATGGTATGTTGCATTTAATTACCCTTTGCTAGTTGGTTGGTTTACCCTTTATACGCCCATAGCTAAAACAATGCAAGCATTTTATTTTAAAAAATAGTTTAAAAAAAGCTTGCAATAGGTTAGCTAGGGGTATACCATGCAGTTACTAGGTAATGTTGCCTAGTAACTAGCAAAAGGTAATTGCAAACATGGCTAAACCAAACAAGGTACACCAGCCGGTAGCACCGGCACCGGCTGCCACACCAACCGCACCTGCTGGCGCAATGGGGCACACCATAGGGCTAACAGCCGCAAAGGTAAATTTTACCCAAGGCAGCGCGCGTGCGCTGTACCATGCGGTATTAGCGGCGCATGCAGGCCAGCCGGCTGCTGCCTTTTGTGCAGCTATTATAGCTAACCCGCCTTGCTTTACTAAAAAAGGTACAGTAGAGCCGCCTATGCCTTACTTGCGGTGGTTTATACGCAATGGCTATGCCACGTTAACGGGGCCGCAAAGCTAAACGGCCCTAGCATAACGGTAGCGGGTTAGCAATAGCTAACCCGCTATTTATTTATACCGTTTAGCTATAAGGGCGGGCCTAAAATTTCGTAAAATTAAAGGCCGCCCCCCCGAACCCCCAAACGTTAAGCGAAAGCTTAACGCCTCGCCCTCCCACTCTCGATTTCGAGACCATTCCTTCAAACTTGCAATCTCTGCGCCCCTGTGCTAAGCTCCAGGGATGCGGCGATTCCTTCCCCTTCTTCTCCTCTTGTCGCAATCTGCATTTGCAGATTGTATCTTATCATGGACCCCTCCCACGCAGAACACCAACGGTTCCCCTCTGACAGACTTGTCAGGGTATCGGCTGTATGTCTCAGGCGTAGCCGGGGGTCCCTATACGATTTTAGCCACCATCATGGACCCCTCCGCGACAACGTATACGCTCACCGACATGTCGGTGGGAACTCATTATATCGTAGCAAGAGCTTATAATTCGAATGACATAGAAAGCAATAACTCGAACCAAACGAATTGCAGGGTCCTCAAACCTAAGCCTCCGACGAGTCTCATTCGAGAATGAAACAAGAACTGATAACGCATGAAGAATTCGAAAAGATCTCTGAAGGTCCCATCGAGGAGCGAGTCTACGCAGACCCCGCTCCGTATTCCGAAACTGCGCAAGATTGTCGAAGCCTCACGGACCTCGCCTCTTCGGGAAACGGTCTATCCCGTATCTCCGTCCCCCGTGAGGTCAAGAGACTTCGCGTTGTAAACGCCTTCCACGACGCCTTCGAGCTTATCGGTGGTGTTCCCCGTCTCGCCCACTGGGGCGATCAGCACCCTACAGAATTTTTCAAGCTATTCGCCCGCATCCTCCCCAGCGAGGCCTCCCGAGCGTTCACGCTCGGCTCGTCCGAGTCCGATGACAAGGTCGTCATCCAGCACGTCCTACCGCCCACGGCGCTAGACCGATGAGCATCACGCACTTCAGTGCGAACGCCGCTCAGAGACGGCTTACAGCCGTCCTTGTCGGTACGGTCATCTCAGAGTCGATCCCCACAGGGACAAAAACGGTCGGCTACCGCCTGACGACAGCCGGTAACGAGCAGTCGTCCCTTGATGGGACGACCTGGACCACTATCGGGGTATGGCTCCCCGCTGGCGCGGTCTCCACCGACTACGACGTAATCTATAACGTCACAGGCGATACCACATTCATGGGGGGAGCATTAATCAATTCATGGATCTCTATGAGCGGTACACGGGTATGGACTATAGAGGCATCCGCCCCAGCCCTTCCAGTCTCCCACACCTGCACCGGGACGGTGCAGCTCCGTATGGCTGCGCCACCGAATACTATTCTGGCGACGGCGACAGTCACTATGACCGCAGCGATCGACCCCTAGATGGACGTCTACTACACCCCCCGCGAGGCCTTTCGTTCGTTTCACGAGAGAGACAAGCGATGGGCCTGTATTGTCTTCCACCGTCGCGGCGGTAAGACCGTCGCATGTGTGAACGATCTTCACACCCGAGCCCTCTATACGCAGAAATCGCTGGCGCGATATGCCTACATCGCCCCCTTCTACCGGCAGGCAAAAGATGTAGCGTGGATGTATCTAAAGTACGCTACCAAAGACACGCAAACGAAAACCCGGGAGTCGGAGCTCTCCGTCGAGCTATTCAACGGGAGCAAGATCAGCCTCTACGGTGCAGATAATCCCGACGCCCTTCGGGGCATCTACCTCGATGGCGTAGTCCTCGACGAGTTTGGCGATTGTCGCCCCTCCCTCTGGGCTGAGGTAATCTTCCCCACTCTGACTGACCGTCAAGGGTGGGCCACGTTCATCGGGACACCGAAGGGTAAAAATCACTTTTACGATATCAGAGAGATAGCGAAGCGATCTCCCGACTGGTTCTACCTCGAGGTCCCCGCTTCCGCGTCCGGCATTCTGCTCGATTCCGAGCTCCAAATCGCCCGTACTATCATGGACGAGAACCAGTACGCGCAAGAGTACGAGTGCTCCTTCGAGGCAGCCGTGAAGGGCACTTACTATTCGGAGATCATCTCGGAAATGGAGCGCGATGGCCGCATCGGCCAGGTCGATCACGACCCCGATCTAAACGTCAACGTCGCCATGGACCTCGGCTTCTCCGACTCTACCGCTATCTGGTTTTGGCAAGAGCGACCCGACGGGTTCGCTCTTATCGACTTCGTCGAAGGAGAGGGCGAGGCGCTGGAGCACTATCTCAATCTTTTGGAGTCTAAACCCTATGTGTACGATACCCTCTACCTCCCCCACGATGCAAGAGCTAAGACCTTACAGACAGGGCGAAGTACTATCGAACAGTGTCTACGATGGACCGAGGAGCGAGAACTGGACTGGACCTGGAGCATTGTCCCCCGGTTGGACTTACAGGATGGAATCAACGCTTCGCGTTTGGTACTCCAGACTTCATCCATAGACAAAACTCGCTGTGCCTACGGAATCGAGGCCCTGCGAGCCTACCGGCGACGGTACGACGAGTTGAAGCAGGTCTTCTCAGATAAGCCCGACCATGACTGGGCCTGCCACGGCGCGGACGCATTCCGGTATTTCGCCCTCGTGGCGCGTGCGCGACATGGCGCGGTAGAACGAGCCGTGGAACGGACGGCTTTCAGCCGTCCCGCGTACACCCTCGACGATCTTTTCGCTCAGCGCGAGAAGGTAAATTGGAGCAGACATAGATTATGAGCAGCCCAGAGAGCATTAGATCGGTAAAGGACTTTGACGCGAGTCCGAAAGACCAGTGGAAGCGATGGAAAGCGGAGCTTAAAGCCTCTGAGGAGCGCATCTCCAAGTGGAGAAAGAAGGGTAAGCGCATCCATGCTCGTTACCAGGACGCCCGAGCTACGCTAGATGGAGATGAGCGGGCTACCGCGTCGGGTTACGCCTTCCGAGTGAATCTGTTCCATAGTAATACCAAGACTTTGATGGACATGGTTAACGGAAATCCGCCAAAGGTGGACGTATCCCGCCGCTACGCGGATCCCGAGGACGACGTGGCCCGCGTCGCCGCTCTTATCTACGATCGGATGCTCAATAATTCCATCCTCGCCGCAGGCAGCGATGTCAAAGGTATCTTAGGTCACGTCCTTTCCGACCGTCTGCTCCCCGGCCTTGGCATCGCCCGCGTAAGATACGAGTTCGATTCCGAAGAGAACCTCGTACCGGCCATCTCGGATGCCGAGGGCAACGAGCTTGCCCCAGAAGTTAAGCAGCAGAAGCTTGTCGACGAGCGGGCTCCCATAGAGTACGTTCACTGGGACGACTTCTTGTGGGGTTTCGCCCGCGTATGGTCAGAGGTCCCCTGGATTTCCTTCCGCACTTTCCCCACGAAGGATCAGGCAGCGAAGCGTTTCGGCGAGAAGAAGGCTGAGAAGCTGACTTACAATAAGAAAGGACGTGACGATGAGGACGTTGACGATCGGACGCCGGAAAAGACCGATGCTTGGGACCGCGCTGAGGTATGGGAGATTTGGTGTAAAGACAATAAGCACGTCTACTGGTATTCCGAGGAGCCGCAGGAGCTTCTTGACACCCAGCCTGACCCTCTCGGGTTATTTAACTTCTGGCCGGTACCTGAACCACTGGTTGCGAACCCAATTACGGACACCTATCTCCCTCAGCCAGACTTCCTTCTTGCGCAGGACTTATACAATCAAATCGACCAGCTCGAGACGAGAATATCTCTCATTACGGATGCAATCAAAGCGGTGGGCGTCTACGATGCCTCCACGCCCGAGATCCGTAGAATGTTCGAGGAGGGCGTGGAGAATGATCTAATCCCGGTTAAGGACTGGGCGAGATTCTCTGAGAAGGTCGGGCTGGAGGGCGTCATCGACTGGATGCCGGTGAAAGAGTTGGCTGAGGTACTTAGCCACCTCAAGGAGCAAAGAACGGATGCGATGGGGCTCCTCTATGAAGTCACAGGCATGTCAGAGATTATGCGAGGCGCTAACGGCCCAGATAGAGAAACCGCCGAGGCCTCGAGTTCGAAGCGTCAGTTTGCCTCTGTCCGTGTGCAGGCTATCAGCGAGGAACTCGCTCAGTTCGCATCGGAGCTTATGTCAATTCGTGCCGAGATCATAGCTCGCCATTTCTCAGCTGATACTATCGCAAAGAGATCAAATATAATGATGTCTTTCGACGCTCCCTTCGCTGCGCAAGCGATACAACTGATCAAGACCCCGACGGATTCACTATGGCGAATCAAAATAGCACCAGAATCTATGGCGATGTTGGACTACCAGAGGCTACAGCGCGAGAGGACGGAGTACATTGGAGCCTTGTCGCAGTTTATGTCCGCGGCAATGCCGCTCGCAGAGATGGACCCCAATGCTACTGCCCCCCTCCTTATGATCCTGAAATGGACTATGTCTGGCTTCAAGGGCAGCAACGAGATTGAGGGGGTCCTCGACCAAGCCATAGACAAGATGATCAAGGCTGGTCCGCAAGAGAAGGGTCCGTCGCCTGAAGAGCTCAAAGCGCAGGCTGAGATGCAGAAACTCCAGATGCAGATGCAGATTGAGCAGCTTAAAGCTCAGTCGGCGATGCAACAGCTCCAGGTTAAGAGCCAGAATGTCATGGCAGAGCTCAAGGCGGAGCTTGAGAAGGAGCTGGCGGTGATCAAGGCGGAGATGATTGCGGAAATTCAGGCTGAGGCTTCGCAAAGCGAGGCAGCAATGATCCAGGATACGCATGAGACCCAAAATCAGATCAAGGTAGACGATAATAAGGCGAAGCATCAGAAGGAGAATGGGGCAGATGCGCCGTAGATATCGGTATATCAACGGTGTGGCTGTTGAGATGACTCCACAGAAGCCACTTCCCGAAATGCTCTTCGAGGGGACCTTCAGGTCCCCCGTGGATGGCTCCGTGATACGGAACAAGTACGAATTATACGACCATAATCAACGAAATGATGTCGTACAAAGCCTTCCAGGGATGATGGAGGATACGCTCGCATTACAGCGAGAGAATAGGGAGAGGACTTTCGGACGAAAGTCCTCAGAACAACGAAGAGAAGACATTTTTCGCTCTATAGCGCAACTGGAGTCAAAATCATGACGATTACATTCTCGGTTCTATGTCTGTTGGTCGCAGTTATCCTTTTCATCGTCGCCGCCATAGGGGTTCCCTCTGGACGGTTCAATCTAGTCTCAGCTGGACTGGCTTTCTTTTCCCTCGCTTTCCTTGTAAGGAATCTTAATGTAGATGGGTGAAATTCGAGGCATAGAGCCCAATAGGCTGATACATCTAGCCAATGCTCTACGCAAACCTAAAGACTTTCTGAATAAGGGGTTCATTTCGGACCCCTTTGGAGAGGAGGATTGGAGATTAGGTTTTGGTGACCTTATATTCGGTGAAGCCCCTGAGACCATAGAAGACGCCGCCTATGGATGGATGCCAACGACGGGGCGGGGGCAGACGACGACTCTTAAACCTGGAGTTGCTGATGTCGCTGCCCTCCCAACCTTCGGCGCCGGGGCGGGGGTGAAGAGCACGATACGTGCTCTAAGGAAACCTCGGAATACTGGACGTGGTATAGTACCTGTGCAGGCTACGCCTACAGAGGAGACCACGGACTTGAGTAGACGAAAATTTTTGAAGGGTTTGGGGGCGGTCAGTGTAGCTGGAGCCGCCGCAGCACATACACTTCCTGACTTGCTAAGAAAAGCAGTTGCAGATGAGACTGTAGTGAAGGCCGCAGTGAAGGCGGCACCAAAACTCTCACGAGCAACTATTTTTGAAGAGATGAGAAATCTTGCTCAGCGAGAAATTGATCAAAGTATGGTTGGTCAAGCAGAGTATTTTGACCCAAGTAAGTATCTATATAGAAGAGAATGGCACGAACAGGAACTTGCAAATAAGAAGGCACTAGAAGATCCTGAGTTGTTTGAAAACTTATTTTCAGAAGAGGAAATGGTAAAGCTAGAGGACCTTTTGGCACATACTCCAGAAGGAGAAGATCCTCGTAATGCTCTTAAGCGTATTATGGGTGATCCCGAAGCTAATTATGATATTAAACCTAAAATAGAGTATCCTGAGTTTGGTACTCGTGGTAAGAGATGGGGAAATGCAGATAATCCGCTTTCCCCCGAGGAAGAGAAACTCTACGATGAAGCTAATGACCTTTTCTGGGATTCGATGAGTAAAGATGATATAGATATGTATCATCTTACTGGTGAAATTCCGGTAGAAAAAATACCAGAACATTTAAGACCCTATATTGATCCAGATTATCTTGATGAGGCTGGTGGAAATATAACCGCTTGGGATGATTATACCGGGCAGTCCATGAATCCTTACCACCGTCTAAACTATACCAGAAATGCACGTCAGCCAAGGAAGTATGAATATAGGAAGGAAATAGCTGATTACTATAAAGAAGCATTTACTGATATAGCAAAACAGGGGAACCCCAGTGATGCTGAATTTGCCAATAAATTGCTGAAACGCATGGAAGAAGGGGATATGGAGTTTGTAACTGGACAGTTTTCTCACCAATTCCAGTGGTTGTTTGAAAATCTCCCCGAAGGCGTTACGCCGAAGCAGGCTTTGGACGCGGCTACCGTGGGTCGTGCTGATGCCCCCTTGGGCGGGAAGATAGACCCACGAATGGGCCTGGAAGATGCTCCACAAGGTCTATTCAATGAAATTAGGGAATTGTTTGACAAGAATAGATATAGCGGTGATATCGATAAGTGGATTGCGTCTGGGGTTAAGCCTGATTGGTTCCCCGATAAGTACCTGAAGTACATTCATCCTGAGCACATTAGAGATCACGGTAATCTCTTTGGTAATGTGTCAGGGGCTCCAGTATCAAACCCCTATAATTTGGTTGATCTTGCAAGGGAAGGTATACTCTAATGCCAAAATCAATACGAGAAGCGCTTGAGGAGACATTTGATGTCGGTGAAGAAACAGGGCGACCCGAAGAAGACCCCAAGGAGCCCGTGGGGTCTCCCGGGGAAACGGAAGAAGTCGAGCCGCAAGAAAAACCCGAACTGGAAGACGAGGAGGCTCCTGCGAAGGAAGTGCCAGAGGAGCCAGAAGAGAAACCAAAGAAAGAATCGGCCCCGCCTCCTCCCGAGGACGATATCAAGGCTCCAGAGTCTTGGAAGCCAGCTATTCGGGAGCATTGGAAGGGGATCCCAAAAGAAGTAAAAGAAGAGATTTCACGCAGGGAGACGGAAATTTCGCGGGCGCTTCAGCGGGCCTCTGGTCATAGAAAACTTGCCGATGAATATGCCAATCTTATTCGGCCGTACGAGAAGTATATTCGTCTTGCGAATAGCACTCCCTTCCAGGCTGTGGATAATATGCTTCGTACAGCAGCCCATCTTGCCGATGGTACACCTACGCAGAAGGCGCAGGTTATTCGTGACATCATCAAGAATTACGATGTAGATATTGGAATTCTTGATTCGGTATTGGCCGGTGAGGAGCTCCCAGGCTCGGCGAATGACTCTGTTATCCAGGCAATGGAGAAGCGTTTTGCTCCAATGCTTAAATTCTTTGAGGAAGCTCAGGGTAATCAGAAAAGTTACCAAGAAAGCCAGTCGGCTAAGATTGAGCGGGAAATTGAAGAGTTTTCTAATGATAAGTCGCATGAATTTTACAGCGACGTTAGGGAGACAATGGCTGACCTAATTGAAGTAGCTGAGAGACGCGGGCTTACTATGACTTTGCAGGAGGCATACGACAAAGCTTGTCAGCTCACTCCTGATATTGCAAAGATCGTTTCTCAGCGGAGTATGGCAGTCACTGAAGAAAAGAAGAGAGCTGCCAGTTCTATACCGGGCAATTCTCCCAACTCGGAGAAGAAGGGAGGGTCTGCGAAGGATCTTAGGTCGGCTTTGGCCGATGCCTGGGACGACGCTACTGTGACTTAGTTGCAAATCTTATCGCAGGTATGGTACACTCACCGTGAGTGACACCCTAGGATTCTCAGCCTAGTTGCAGATTCCCCAAGGATTCACGAAGGTGTCTTTCACTTTCCCTTGGAGAATCATATGGCGTTCGCAAACGTAAATGTCAGCGACATCATTGCGACTACTATTGAAAATCGTAGTCGTACGATCGCTGACAACGTAACAAAGAACAACGCCCTCCTGTCCAAACTCAAAATGGGTGGGCGTATTCGCACGATCTCCGGTGGCCGCAAAATTTACGAAGAGCTCTCCTTCCAGGAGAACGCCAACGTCGGTTGGTACTCTGGGTATGATTTGCTGCCTACGGCTCCTCAGGACGTAATTTCTGCCGCGGAATATGACTTTAAGCAGCTCGCCTGCCCTATCGTCATTTCTGGGTTGGAACAGCTTCAGAACAGTGGTAAGGAGGCTCTCATTGATCTTATGGAGTCCCGTATTACTGTCGCTGAAACTACGATGGAGAATACCCTGACTGATGGTCTGTACTCAGATGGAACTGGAGCTGGCGGTAAAGAGATTGGTGGTCTCGACGCTGCTATCTCGATTACCCCATCTACTGGATCTTACGGTGGTATCAGCCGGGTAAACTGGACGTTCTGGCGGAACAAGTATACCGCTGTGACGATCACTGGCGCAAACGTGCAGACCCAGATGAATGCGATGTGGGCCTCTCTCGTGCGCGGCTCGAATCGTCCGGACCTCATACTTATGGACTCCCTATTCTGGGGTTTCTATGTGGCCTCACTCCAGGCACAGCAGAGGTTCTCGTCACCTTCGGTAGGCAATCTCGGGTTCCCAACCCTGAAGTTCATGGATTGCGATGTCGTGCTTGACGGTGGTATCGGTGGTTTCGCCGCCGCTTCCACGGCGTACTTCCTGAACACGAAGTATCTGCACTTCCGGCCCCACTCTCGCAGGAACATGGTTCCTCTGTCTCCGAATCGTCGTTACTCGACGAACCAGGACGCTGAGGTTCAGATTCTGGCGTGGGCGGGTAACATGACAAGCTCTGGTCTGCAATTCCAGGGCCGTATTAATGGAGCATAACCTATGGCTGCTGGAATTCCTGTCGCAGGTGGAGTTATCGGGGCTGTAGAACCCGATCGTCGTACGACTGTTGCTGACTTCAAAGAAGCAACGACTGTAATCGGTAGTAATGGTTACGTCTACATCTATGTCAAAGCTAACGGTGTAATCGCTGCTTCTCAGACGGACGTCGCGGTAACTACTGCGGGTCTAGCTACTGACGGATCAGGTGCTTATGTCAATACGGCTGCCTTTGCTCTTAACGAGTTTGGGTGGGTTCGGACCGCTGCTTTGGTCGTGTAATACCCTGCTTCCCCGGGAGGTCTGCGCCTCCCGGGGTTTTTTGGAGTATAGATGGCGGTCTTACGCTACCCCAGATTTCAGCCGTTCTATATCAGCGGTCATGGGGGTCAGGTTCTTATTGACTCTGGTACGACTGATCCCTTTTGGTCTGAAATTGGAACTCCTGTCTGGTCTGGTGGAAATGTTACGCTTTCTGCCGCTAATTCGCGAATAGTAAGTCCCTTTTCTCGCTACTTCAGCCCATTTTGTATGGACGTCGAATTCGACGTCCGTTTTCAAATATTCCCTGGAACTGGCACAACCCGTCTTCGCATGGGCGTGGTCGGTAGTAGCGATCGTGCTTCTTCCGCCATTTCTGCTATAGAACTCAATGCAAGTTCTACTAAAGTAGTTCGTATTGGTTGGAAAGAGAATTCTCCGGGAGCCTTCCCGACTTACACCTATAATTCTGGCGTTTTGAGTGCTGAGATACGACGAATTCGTTTAATTCTTCGTAAAGAGAATTGGAACGTAGGGGCCACAGGCAGAGAAGTTGAGGTTTATGCTTATGACGTTGCTGATACTCTAATTGGTGGGGATTCTACAACTCTTGCTCACGGTCTTGATCCAAAATTGTGGAATACTGGAGTTGAAGACTCCAATAATCCTAATACGGCATGGGCAGCTTTCTTTCTAGAGTTTAATGCCGGGGGCGGTACTGAAAGTGCTGTAATCTCCCAGGCTGATGTTATCTATCGTAATCAATCCTATACTCTAGATACAGTTTTCGGTCCATACCTTGATTGGGCCTCTACGGAAATGCCTCGTCTTCCGGCTGCTTCGCAGCCGTACATGAATGACTCCAAGATTATAGCTTCTGGTGCCCCATTCAATGCGAATAATGCAGGGGGAGGTACGTCTGCTACAAATCTAACAGCAATTCTTGATGCTGGAAAGAATGCAGCTGAGTACGGAATGGATCTATTCTTCGAAGAAGATTCTGAGTATGTCGTCAATAATCAGATCTTCTTTAGGCAGTTCGTTTCCCAGCGTACTAGCTCGGCTGCTGGAGATCGCCAGTCTTTCATTGATGAAACACGAGGCTACGTTCTTCAAGGTTCTAATCAGGGGGCTAATAAACCGAAACTCCGGCTTGCCAATGGTTCCTCTGGCTATGGAACCGTGGGTAGCCCGAAAGTTTTTGTTCTTATAGAAAATGCTGATTATAACCCTGAACCTCCCTCAGGTACGAATAAGCCAAATTCTTTGTATAATAATGGAGTTATTAATCTATGGTTGGATACTGGGACTAATGTCGGAGCCATTGCTCTCGACATGCAAGGTGCTCAAGGTCAGGAAATAATCCGGATAAAGATTACAGGTTCCGGCTATGCAGGTATCAGGAATGGTAACGGAGCAGGAGGTTCCCAACTTACAGGGGATATAGACGGGTTTCAGTATGGCCTTCTCCTCTGCTCAGTCCAGCCAGGATGTGTCTTCTCCGGGTACTATCTAACTAATCAGACCGTTAGTGCCATCTACTGCGGTCCATCCATTCCCAGTGGGGGTGACACTGGCCCCCGTAATACGGTCTTCTTTGTAGGTACTGGTATCACGATGGATACATCTTCTGTCGGGAAACTGGCGGTAGATGGTGGGTCTATGGGGACTGGACAGTCGGTTGTGGAACAAGGCTACATGGAGTTTACGGATGGTTATATTGACTTTTCTACCCCCCAGACAGCGAATGTAGCATTCGAGACAAATCGTCCTTTCGTAGTTGAGAATTTCTGGGTTAGGAACTGTACTAAGATTTTAGAGCATCCCAAGGGCGATGTTACGTCCCCCGCCAGTACGGGATGGGTCTACATTAAGAGACTGATTGTACCCCATAATCTTACTTCCCCCAGTGTCGGGAATATCAATGCTAATATCGCCGCTGAACTTCCCGGAACTAATGGGGTTGACCATGAGCTGGTCTCCAACTCAACGCCCTTTAATACGAATTCAAGGATTGACGGAGTAGACTCTAGCGCCAATACGGTAGAAATTTATGCTGATGGTCATGCTAACTTCATTCCTGTACCGGCGGATATTGTAGATCGTCATCGTGTTTCAGATGCTGAATTTAAGACTTGGGAAGATGCGACGATTAATGTAGCAACTGACTATGCGATTAACCCATTGACTGGATTGGTTGACAATACGACGTTTATGGACGCCGCAATGTCTGATTCTGTCGTTGGAGATGTCATTTATCTACGCCGGGGATACTGGTTACGAAATAATACCTACGATCTATTGGAGGGGAGGCACTTAGTCGGGTCAAACAAGGCGTCTTCTAATTTCGTGGCTACCAGATTCCCCACAGCAGGTCAACCCTTTGGTTCTAGTGATAGTCCTCAGAGACCGATGCTCCGTACTGCTGATAGTACTCTACCGAGTACTGTTGCAACTATGAATATATGGAGGCATCATGGGATGCCTACCGGATTTGCCATTCATTGGAGGGGGAATAATACTTCCTATTCTTTCCTTACTCGTAGAAATACTTATTGGGGATTCATTAACTACGCTTCAACGCCAGAATACGATGCTTCAGCCCCTCTTGTTCAGTGGACTGACAATGCTACGGGAAAGCATTTCATGCCGAATCAGGGGGTAATCTACAATACTCAATCCCCCTATTGTCACTATGAATTTCGAGATATTGTAGGTTCTGTCAGCGCCTATGCCATCAATCCAGAGCATACTCACAACTGGCCGGGGAATATTCACATCATCAATTGCCATAGAGTTAACATCTTTGGTTCCAAGTGCGAAGCGAATGCTCCATTCATTAATTGTGTAGATTCAACGTTTGTTGCTCTACATGCCTTGACGGGGAATTCGTCTGGGCACATACCTCGCGCCAATGTGCCGATTGGTGAGGTCGTCACAACTCCAGCGTCTACTCGCGGGTATAACCCGGCACCGACTGGATTTTACCCCTCTCCCTACTCCCCAGCTCTGGTCTATGTGCGGAATGTCGCTAATTATAGGATATCCCAGGTTCAGGATGAGGGTAGGTTCTGGTCTGCAGAGTTTCATGGTGTATTCGGTGGCGGTACACGCCCAGACTATTGGCACTTCGGTGTAGAAGGTGGCACGAATACGCAGACCTATTTGATGCCCCCGTGGAGACGTCCTGTCTATTGGGGTAAGGGTGATATGACTGAAGCACCTGACCCCCCTGAAAGCGGAGTTATTACGAAGATAATGAACTATTTCCGGAGAAGGCAAGTATGAGTGGAGTAATGCGCCAATCAACGACTGTCACGGTCATTATGGGGCCATTTTTGGACTCCACTGATGGGATAACTCCGGAGACGGCCCTGTCCATCCCCGCTGCTTCGGTGATGATTTCAAAGGCTGGTGGTGTATTCGGGGCTAAATCTGAAGCTTCAGCCTGTGCTCACCAAACTGGAGGACTCTATTCTTGCACCTTCAACGCGACGGATACAGGAACTCGGGGTAACTTCTTCGTCTCCATTCAGGTGGCTGGAGCGCTCCCTGTTTGGGAGCGGTTCACTATCTACAATACGGATGGCTACGATTTCCTCTTTTCTACGAGCAATCTGTTCGCACTAGCGACCACCATTTCAGGACAAGTCGCCACCGCGCAGCTCGATCTTGACCTCATCACAGGGGCTAACGGCGTCATTCTTAACTCTACTCAGGCGAACTATGCCCCGGCGACGGCAGCTTCTCTGGCGACGTTGACGGCCAATGTGGCGGTCATCGACGGTATAGTCGATGAAATACTCATTGACACTGGCGCGACGTTGGACGGCAAGTTGAATACGATGACGACTACCCTGGGAACTATCAATGGTAATGTCACCGCTGTTAAGGGTAAGACTGACTCCCTCCAGTTTACGGGGACTGGACGAGTACAATCTAACCTCGCTACCGTTAATGACTTTGTCGTTAACGGTAACGGCACAACGACTCCGTTCTACTCGCTCGGATGAGTACATGGCGCGATGATACTTACTCCCCCACCTTCTGGGCTGTCGGTTTTTGGGAGGATGATCCCCCTATACCGCCTCTGGGGGATAATTCTATCCCTACTGGGGTTAAGATTGATGAATACGGGGCGACCTACACAGTAACGGTTTCAGCGACATTCACCGGCGTAGCTGGAGATGTCATTATTGAGGGTACACGGTACACTTTTGATGGCGCGATGTACATTACTTCGGATCCCCCATGACAATACCACACCTTCTATTAGATGACGGTACTGATTTTCTCCTTGATGATGGAGTAAATTTTCTTCTATTATCAGGTCAGTACTATAATGTCCCTGGTGGTGGGATGGTCGATGAAAATGGTGCGACGTTTGTACAGATTGTTGACAATGATTTTTCAGGAGCTCCTGGTGATGTTTTCATTAATGGAACTCGCTATTCCGCAGAAAATAAGATGTACGTTACTCTGGGGTAAATAATGAGCAGCACCCTTCCAGCACTCCCTACTCTACCGAATTTAGGCCCAGAAGACTATCTATTTGCGTCGTCGAGTGGGGTATCCTACAAGTTTCCAGCTTCGTATCTTGAGGGTCTAGCTGACTCCCCCGGTAATGTCTTGGGATTCCAAGGAATTGACCCTACGGGGGCGACTGACAGCTCACAAGCTATCGGTGACGCTATAGAGTCCCCATACGCCGTCTATGTTCCTCCCGGTGTATACAAGATTGATAATCCTCTGCTGTTTTTGCAGCCGAAAATCTTTTATTGCTTCAGTGGTCTGAAGGTTCGTACTTCGTTAACGACGAACGACCCTGCGGATCCTTGGCCTCCGGTTACATACGAGCAGGCTCGGTTCTTTACCACGAATAATATCAATATGTTTGATATTCGTACTCCAGAAGTGCATATTCGGGGTGGTCTGTACGAATTGATGCACTCTGCACCGACCAAGGCAGTATTCTATTATCCTATCATGTTCTTTGGATGGGGTGGGTCCATTAAAGATGTCGTGGCGGCGGGTTCTGAGACACATCTTCATACGCTTAATGGTGGGGGAACTGCAATACATTACGATTTCTCCACTCAGACCGTAGCGAATGCCTATATCACTCACCATGAAATGGATATAGAAGTTCGTAATATGCGATATGGCATCTACGCTGACGCGCGTAACCCTGGATATGACCAGTGGGCGAATAACTGTCATTGGAAGGTTCGTGCTCAGGCCGTAAAGAGTGGTATCTATAGCATCGCATTCAATAATCTAGGCATAGATCTCATGCACCAAGGAGATTCTATGTACCTGACATACGATGAAAGCGTCGCTCATGCTGGTCTTTATTTGCGCGGGACTGATCATCACATCTATACTGCTAGGTTCTTTGATTTTGGTAAAGGTCAGCACAACAACGGATGGTGGCATAATCATACTCAGTATGATGTTGAGGGTAAGGATGTACGGATTGATGACCAGGAAGAATTTACAGGTCGTAATTCCATAAAAGGTAATACTCTCTGGCCTCACATCAATAACCCAGTTGGATTCATTCCCCGTACGACGGTGGCTGGGCGAAGAGGTCTATTCATCACAGACCTTATGGATGAATTTGAGGCTCATGCCCTCCCTGCAACGATTACATGGGGAACTTATTCAGGTACGAATGTCATTGTTACGGACCCTAAAACTGACTTTATGGCGCTCCAAACAACGAGTGCTCTAGCCTCTATTCCGACTTCGTCGGATATTACTTTGGCGAATACAGCGAATTATTTTTCAAGAACTCTCGCTAGACCGACAGCTACGTGGAATGCACAAGCGATTACAGATAACGATTATGTTGAAGTAGTAATCGTGGGAGCAGGGGCGAAGTCCTTTGATCATATGTGGCAAGTTCTCTCCTGTTCGGATAATGTCCGTCCCCTGTATATCCATTTATTGAGGTATTCAACTCCTGGAAGTCCATCGGAGAATATTTGGATTGTCACCCCTTCGGCGGCAGAAACACGAAATCTTCTTCAGAATCACTACTTTCCCTTTGTAAATGGAACTTCCAATAGTACGACTATACTTCGTTTTATCGGGTGTAATATCGCATCTGCTCCCATCAGTATTCATCAGCCCTATGGAATCAGAGAAGTATTCTACGATGGTCGGTTCCCGACCCTCTTCAGAAACAGCGTAGGGGCTATCTATGATTTTATGTGGATGGAGAGAGGGGGTATTGGCGATCGAGTAGAGACCTCTGCTAATTTGAATAATATAGCCCACGAGGTCAATACATCAGCCTATAAACGTCAGGGGTTTTGCCTATATAATAGCACCGTTGGAAAGCCTGTCTGGGCAGTCGGCAGCGCCGACGGCGATCTTTGGAAAGATTCTGCTGGAACGACAGTTAATACGCCTGTATGACTATCTTAGCTGGAGGTATTGTTACTGACGTCGGTTCATACCGAATCAATACCTTTCTGAATTCAGAGGATATGATTGTTCAGGAGGCAGGAGATGTTGAATATCTCTTGGTCGGTGGTGGCGGTGGAGGAAACTATAATAATGGAGCTGGAACATCCTATTATGGTGGAGCTGGTGGAGGTGCGGTAAAGCCTGGAACAACTACAGTCGCTGTAGGAACTCTTCCTGTAGTCATTGGTACTGGAGGCCCAGGATATGTTCATCCTGCAGAAGGTACTGGAATTGTAGGAGGCGCAACCACTTGGAATGGAATAACCGCCGGAGGCGGTGCTGTCGCGAATATGAATGGAAATCCTCTTGTAGCAGGAGTAAATGGAGGTAATGGGTGCGGAGGAGGTGGGATTTCTACAGCTTCACCCGGATCAGGTTCTGATACTGGGTTCTCCGGTGGTGATGGATTTACTTCGGCAACAACTTCTCTAAGAGCCGCAGGCGGTGGGGGCGGCGCTGGAGGACCCGGTGCTCATGCGGCTAGTGCCACTGGAGGAAACGGGGGTATTGGAGTACAGTCCAGCATATCAGGAACTCCTACATACTATGGCGGCGGAGGTGGAGGCGCTGACGCTACAACTCCAGGTGGCGCTGGAGGTTTAGGTGGCGGGGGTGCTGGAGCTCAAACTAAGAATACAGCGAATAATGGAGCAGCCAATACGGGTGGAGGTGCTGGAGGAATACGAGGAAACGGTGCTGGTTCGAACTCTGGTGGGTCAGGCATCGCCATATTCAAATATCTCCGTACCTACCCCATTACAGATGTGAATCTTGGGGGCCTACGTCACACAATGCACGGAGTACGAAGGGTAAATGATGTTGACGAGGGCATAACTTGGGTCCCAGAGGGATACAAGGTTGATGAGGCAGCTAGACAGACAATTACAGAAATTCTGCCTTCTGATGATATTTGGGAGTCTGGAGCACGGGTGACTACCAATGGAAAACTGGTTGTAACGACCGAATAAAAGGAGAATGATAATGGACCGTGAAATTGATTTTAATTCTAGGGAAGCAGATTATGAGCTTACTTCCCAGGGCATGAGTGAATATAACCGCTACAGAGATGACGATAAGCTATACGTCAAGTTTTCCTATCATCCCCTTCAGAACGAGGCGAAGAGCCTCGAAGAAGGCCGTCCTATTTTCGAGGATAAAGAGTTTATCACCATCATGATCCCCGGGGATAAGGACAATGTTATCATGCGTGAAGCTCGCCCGCATGATAAGCAACGATTTCGGAGACACTACGAAGCTTTCAAAGCTCGTAATGCCCAGATAATGGTCGGTACCCCTCTTGATAAGTGGGCCTACCTCACCGCAGGTCAGGTTGAGGAACTAAAATTCTTTAACATCTTTACGGTAGAGCAGCTCGTAGATCTTGCGGATGTCCATGCTCAGAAGTTCATGAATATCAATAATCTTAAGCGGCAGGCGAAGGCTTATCTCGAAGCCGCGAAAAGTGAGGCCCCCATTGCGCAGCTCCAGGCTCAGTTAGACGAAAGAGATGCGCGAATCGCATCTCTCGAAGAGGCCTTGAAAGACCAAATGGCTCGCATCCAAGCCTTAGAGGACGACGATGGCTGATCGGTACATATCCGCACAAGATATAGTCAACCGGGTGTCTGTGGAGGTCATCTCCCAGACATCCTCGGACGTCTTTGCTGATACGAATCCCACCTACATACAGTTAAGAAGTCTTTTAACTACCTGTGGTCAGGAGTTTGTGGAAGCCTATGAGTGGGAGTATCTGCGAAGGGAACACCAAATAACGACGACAAGCCTTGATTCGGGGGAATATCCCCTGCCTGAAGACTTTGCGTACATGATTGATCAGACAGGGTGGGAGCGCTCGAATAGGAACCCCCTGTCTGGCCCCCTGTCAGCTCAACAGTGGGCGTATCTGGAGGGGCGTAATCTCGTAGATTCTTCAATCTACGTTACCTTCCGTGTCATGCAGAATATGTTCAATGTATACCCGAATAACCCGGTTCCCGATGCGCTGGACATACATTTTGAGTATATAAGTCGTAATTGGATCCAGGATGGTTCTGGGTTTAATGATAGAGTACAGAATAATGGCGATATCATACTCTTTAATCCAGTTTTGATGGTGCAGTATCTTAAGTACAGATTCCTCAGTGCGAAGGGATTCGACACTACTGAGGCCCGTCAAGCATTTACTGACACCTATAACCGAGTAACTGGCCGGAATCAGGGCTCCCCTATTATCAATGCAGGGCTCCCCTCTAGCCGTACTCCATTCTTAAGCTATAAGAACATTCCTGACTCAGGGTTCGGGCTTTAATGCCACAGACAATACAAACTCAGACTCTCCCAGCTCCTTTTAAGGGGATTAATTCTATATCCTCTCTGGCCCTTATGGAGCCGGGGGATGCCATCTATTCGTACAATATTGACTCCTCAGCCTACGGTATGCGGGTCCGTCCTGGCTATATAGATCATGCCACTACGATATCTGGAGACTTGGTAAAGACTCTTATCCCTTATATGGGGACTTTGGAGAACGGTTCGAAAGATAAACTCTTTGCCTGCACTTCTGCGGGTATCTTTGATGTGACGAATCCAGTCGTCAACCCTATCGCGGTGCATACGTGGGGAGTTGCATCCAGCGACGCTGGATGGTGCTCGTATGTTATCTTTACGAATGATGCTGGAGCACGTTTCTTACTTGTTGCTGACCTCGCTAATGGTTTGGTCTATTATGAGGAGGCGACGGCTACTTGGGCGGTTCCTACCGTAACTCCGGTGGCCGCAGCTAGTCTTGTCCAGGTCATGCTTTGGAAGCAACGAGTTTGGTTTGTTCAAAAGAATACGAATTCAGGCTGGTATACCGATGCAGGCTCACACAGCGGAACACTCACTAAGTTCAATTTCGGTAATAAATTCATTGCTGGTGGCTTTCTTAAGGGCATCTATAATTGGTCCCTTGATTCTGGGGATGGCCCTGATGATTTTCTTGTCGCTGTGTCTTCGTCGGGTGACGTCCTTGTTTATCAAGGGACTGATCCGGATACGTACGATACTTTCGGAATTATAGGGACGTGGTTCATAGGGAAAGTACCGAATGGACGTCGTATTGCTCTATCTGTTGGGGGTGATCTGTATCTTCTATCTAGTTATGGAATTATATCTGCTCGTGATCTATTGGAGGGAAAGAATCCGTTCACGTTCGAAGGATCCGTAAGCTATAAAATCTCCCCACTTCTGAATAACTCCATTAGACAGACCATTAATGAGATGGGGTGGGGTCTTTGGGTTGTTCCTGACTTAGCAAAGATAATCGTGACCACACCGAAAATAGGGAATCAGCCCTATTTTCAGTTTGTTTATGATGTGAATACCAAAGCCTGGAGTATCTGGCGCGACATGCCGATGGTGACGGTAGCGACCTTTAAGAATAATGTCTATGTTGGGGCGGATACCAGTGTTCATTGGGTTACGGGGAATTTGGATAATGTCACCGTAGTAGACCCTAACCCTCAGCCCATATTTTGGTCACTTCTTACGTCATATGGGGATATTGGTTCCCCTCAGATGGCTAAAATAGTCCATTTTATCCGCCCACGATTTGTCGCTGAAGGCGCTCCATCTTACAAGGTTCATGCTTTCTATGATTATGACCTTACCGAGCTCACCCAGTCCTCGGGGTTTGTCAACCCCCTCAACGTCTGGGACCTTTCCACTTGGGACAATGCTATATGGGGAGGTGGTCAGGGTAAGTTCCAAGTCCTTAACGGAGGAGCCGGGATAGGCAATACCGTCGCTATAGCGATGAGTGGAGCCTCTACTCTAAAGACGACAATGGTTGATATCGGAGTCATGTGGCAGCCCGCTTCGCTGATGCAGGGATTCTTGTGAGATATCGCTTTACGAAATTGCAGCATGAGCACGAGTGGAAGTGGCTCTCGGATAGGGCGAAGCCCCTACTTTGCGAAGATATGAGGGGGATAGTTGCGTACCGCAACTATGAGATCGTGGCCGCTGTTGCGATCGACAACTGGTCATATAATTCAGGAACTATCCACATAGCAGTAGAGGATCCCTTTGTTTTCCGCCGTGGCTTTTCCCAGGAAGTGATGGATTATGTGTTCAAGACTTGTAAGAAGGGTGTCATCATTGGGGTGACCCCCGGGGATAACCACAAGGCGTTGAAATTCAACGCTCACATGGGTTTTAAAGAGATTTACCGTATAAAAGACGGATATAAAGTCGGCATTGACTACGTAGTCACTCAACTGCGTAAAGAGGAATGGTATGGGAAAGAAGAGCACTCCACCGCCGCCTGATTATACAGGGGCCGCGGAGAAGACCGCTGCCTCTAACCAGCAGATGCTGGAGTATCAGACTCAGGCGAATCGTCCTGACCAGTATACGCCTTGGGGATCCTCAACGTGGGAGAAGGGACCCGGAGGGTCCTGGTCTCAGAACATAAAGCTCAGCCCTGCGGAGCAGGCTTCGCTTGACTCCCAGATGAAGCTAGGGGCTCAGCGAACTGGCTATGCCCAGAATATGTTCGGTCGTGTGGGAGAAGAGCTGGGCCCCTCAATGGACTGGGGCAAGTTCAACCCTTATCAGACCGGTGCAGGTACGGGTGACGCTGCGAGGCAGCAGGCGATAGACGCCTCCTATGGGCAGGCGACCAGTCGCCTTGACCCTCGCTTTGAGAAGCAGAAGGAGAGTCAAGCTGCGGCCCTACGAAATCAGGGACTGAGGCCCGGCGATGAAGCCTATGACAGAGCGCTCAGTGAGACTGGTGAGCAAGAGAATGACGCTTACAATCAGGCCATGTTCTCCTCGATCCGTGAAGGCGGAGCCGAGGGATCCCGGGTCCATGGAATGAACCTCGCTAATGCTGGATTCGGCAATACGGTCAGGCAGTCCCAGGTCGCCGAGGAGATGCAGCGTAGAGGGTTCTCCCTCAATGAGATCAACGCGTTGATCTCTGGGCAGCAAGTCGGTATGCCGAGTATGCCCGGATTCTCGCAGGCTGGCGTATCACAAGGGGTTGACTACTCTGGGGCTGCTCAGAATCAGTATGGGGCCTCAATGGATCAATACAATGCTCGCAATGCAGGCTGGAATTCGCTAATGAGCGGCCTCGGCGCTGGCGCTATGGCGTTCGGTTAGGAGATATACGATGCCCTTATTTGACAATCCACTGCCAAAGCTCAGTATGCCTGATTGGCTGAGGTCGCCGTTAAGCGGGGAGAAGAAGTATGCTGCCCCGAGTAATGTACTTCTGGCTCAGAAGCTCAGAGAGCTATTGGAGAAGTCGACATTACCGACTCCGGTAGCCGATCCCCATCCTGCTCCCGTAGCGCCGCCGCCTGGACCTCCACCGGGGGCAGCTCCCCCAGTGGGTCCACCTCAGGGTGCGGCTCCTCCTATGCCACAGCTCGGGCCTACGCCCGAGCCGATGGCTCCTCCGACGGTATACGGTCAGGGTAGAACTCCTCCGACGCCGGTGGGTCCACCGACAAGCTCGCCTTCCCCTATGGGTCCACCCGTTGCTGATGGATCCGCTGGAAGCGGATCCATATGGGATAACCCTGATGCTCTTAATCAGATCCTGGGTATGGAGGGTACGAATCGTAAACTGAACTACGCCGAGAAGCTCCGTGAGATGGAGACCCCCGAGGGACGGTATACGGGTGGAGGTCGTATGTATACAGCGGCTCACCCTATAGAGCATCTGGGGACTATCGCTGCTCGCTTGCGTGGTAAGAAGGACGTAGGGAAGTATAGCGAGGAACTGGCAGAGTCGCGGAAGAAGTTGCTAGAGTTCTTGAGGAACAAGTAATGGATCCGATGCAAATTCTCCTTGGTCAAGGCCGAGATGAATCCCAAATGAAGGGGTTAGCTGACGCCCTCCGGAAGCGCAAAGAAGTCGCCCAACTCGCTATACTCTCAGGGGATCCTACATCACAGACTTTTGGCGGCTCCCTCCACGCTGATGTATCTGATCAGTTTGCTACCCGTGCCAAGGAGATGGAGTCCCAGAAGCAACGTGATCTGACCAAGGGCTATTACGACCAGATGGCTGAGCAGCAGGGCTTGAGTCGTGCCTTGCAGTATGAAGAATTAGAGGAGATGAAGCGTCACCATATGGCGACTGAAAAGAATATGCTCGCCAAGTCTATGCAGAAGCAAAGGAGAGCTCCCCCAGTAGCAGCTCAGAAGAAGACTATGGCGGTCATTAGCGGTGTTGATGACTTGAATAGATTGGCTGATATGTTCCAAGATGATTATGCTTCCAGTACTGGATTTGGCGAGGGTACTGCATCTAATCTCCTCACTAAATATACTCCTTTTGGCACGCAAGGAATGAGAGATCAACAGAATTGGTGGGCATTGTACGATCAAATATACACCCTTCCAACTCGTAATGATATGTTCGGTTCTGCCCTTACTGCCCCTGAAAGAGCCTCGTGGGCGTCGGCCAATATAGGCCCTGATTCTTCTGTAGAGGTCATAAAACAGGGCATTGCTCGCCTCCAAGGGATAGCGAATAATGCACTGAAGAAGCAGTTCGCTAATGATGCTCCGCTGTTTGATGAAGAGTGGGTCTATAGCGTATATGGTGATCATGCCGACAATCTTGGCTTTGGGCAGGGTGAGGATCCCTCAGCGCCCACGGCCCCTGAAGGGGGAGTGGCTCCCTCCTCAGGTCTTATTCCATGGGATGAGGTGCCTCGGTAATGGATGTTCAACTCCCAAATGGTAAGACTATAACCGTCCCTGATGGGACCAAGAAGCATATGGTTTCAACGATGGCGATACAGCAAGGTATCGCCAAGCCCGAGGACTTCGGCTACGAGGGAGCGGGAAGTGCCGCCTCTGATTCCTCGCTGCAAAATTTTGCAGCGGGACTCGGCGCCGGAGGCGCTAACGTAGGTCGTCGCGTAGCGAATCTGGCTTTGCCAGAGGCCATCACCCCTGATTGGGCCAGTGACGAGGCCATCCAAGAGCAGACGGAGCTTGATCAGGATCTTACGTCTACCAAGGCCGGGATGGCAGGCAAGCTGACCAGTGAGATAGCCGCCACTTTGCCCATAGGCGGGGGCGCTGGTATGGCTGCTCGAGTAGCCGGTCGAGGCACGGGAGGGTTAAGCAAGGCCCTTGCTACCAAGGCGGGGCAGGCAGCCGCTGAGGGCGGTGCAGTAGGTCTCGCACTATCAGATCCAGGTGAGCGCCTGGGAGATACGCTAGGCTCTGCCGCAGGGGGCGCTGTCCTCTCCAAAGCCTTCCGTGGCGCAGGGAATATGATTTCCGGCGGTCTTACAAAGATCACTCATGAAGCTAATAGAATGCAGAAGATGAACCCCGGTATGTTCATCCCTCTGTCACAGTCAGCCGAGAATGGTCTAGTTAAGATGTTTTACAATACCCTGATAGCGAACATTGCGGGAGCGGGTGGGAAACTCAGAGGTCAGTATAATACAGCGATTAAAGATCTCCGACGGTTCGCCGGAGAAAAGGCAATGCCTCACGATGTCTCCAATCCCTGGATCCCTGATGAGTACCTTGTTAAAAAAGATGATTCGATAGATGTCGTAATTGACAAGGTAAAGAGATTCTGGGATGACCATGCCTTTGAGGAAATTAAGAAAGAAAGTGTACGTGCTCTCAAGTTTAAGACTCCAATGGCGGATCCTTGGTTAGATGATCTACTTACTAAACACACGAATGGAATGGTGAGTACCATTAAACCTGGACAGACCCTTACTGGAGCGCAATTTATTGCTCTTAAGACAACTCTTGGAGAACTGTTTCCTAAGGTAGCGGGAGTACAGAAGCCCATTATTAAGAAGTATTCCCAAGAACTCGATGAATTACTGAAGGCTAACTTGATCGGGGGTAAGAAGCCCGGACCGTCGGGGAAATATCACGGCGGCAAGGCTGATATCTGGCAACGATATAAGGATGTCTCCGATCATTACTCGGCGGGGAAAGCTTTTCTAAAGGCAGTTGAGAAAAAGAATAAGTTTTCTCCAACGAGGTTGGCCGAGGCTTCCCGTAAGTCGCTAAACCCACAGAAAAAGTCCATGTTACAGAAGGGCGCTGAGGCGGGTGTTGAGTCACTGGAGAACTTCCCCTCTAAGCAAGGTGCTTTCGTTACCCTTGCAGCAACCTCAGCGGCTGCGAGTCCCATGATCGCACTTGGGGGTCTTACTGGAGCAGGAGCAGCCTTAGGGATGGCTATACTCGGGGGCTACGGATTTGCCTCAAAGACAGTTCAGAGGGCATTGTCGGGCCAGCTCCGAGGACAGAGGTTAACGAAGATTATGAAGAAGAAATTGAGGAAAGAACTGGCAGCCGCAGGTTTCAGTGCTCGCGATGCTGCTATCGTATTGGGAGCACAAGATGCCTCGTGATGGAAGTGGAAACTATAGCCTCCCTGCTGGTAATCCGGTAGTAACAGGGACAACTATTGATACCTCGTGGGCGAATCCGACTATGTCGGATCTTGCAGCGGAACTCCAAGATTCCTTGTCGCGGAGTGGGAAGGGCGGTATGCTCGTACCCTTCCAGAATGCTGACGGTACAGTCGCAGCTCCTGGTATCACATGGGCAGGGGAAACCTCATCGGGATTTTACCGCGCGGCTACGAATGATATGCGGGCGGTCATTGCCGGTTTGACTAGGATGCAATGGATCGCCAATACCTCCAATCCGGTGCGGATTTGGGCTGACGGTGCTTTCCGTAATGTCCTCCATGATGGCTCGGATATTTCTGGCCCCATCTCCTCGGCGACCTTTGCAGAGACTCAGATTACTGACGGAGCCATACTGGCTCGTGTTGCGGCGGCAGAGACTATCACTGGTGCGTGGAACTTTACGAATGCTGCTATGAATATTCCAGGAGCAGCCGTTGTAGATCATCAGTCCTCGATAACTATCGCGGAAACTCAGATCACTGATGGTGCAGTCTTAACTCGCGTGGCAGCGAGTGAAGTTATCACAGGAACCTGGACTCTAAGTGGACCTGTAACGACTGCTGACTGGGGTACGGGGGGTCGGGTTACTGATGGAACAGATGTTGGTAGACCTATCGGGTTTAATGTCATGCCCGGCTATGCCCCGACAACGAATCAAAATTTTGATTTGGCCCATAATGGGATGCTATGGAATAAAAGTTCTGGGGGAGCTGTAACCTTCACTTGCGTCGACGATCCAAATCTCCCACAGGGAGCGACGTGGGTTGTCGTTAATCGTGATACAGAGCCCCTCACCATTGCTCAAGGACCTGGTGTTACTATCTATTGGTTAGATCAAACAGGTTCTGCAGGAACTACGGGAACTCGTACTCTGGCAGCGGCGAGCGTCTGTACTGTTCACAAGTACGGTGATACCGCGTACTTTCTTTGGGGAATGGGGCTGACGTGACACATAGCGATATGGCGAAATCTTTGCTGGCGCTTATTCAGTCGCCTACGCTGACTATTCCAGCTAATGCAGCGAGGACTTATTTAGAACTGATAGAATGGTTGGGTGCAATCTCTGATGGTCATCTTCTGGTGATCAATCAAGGAATTCACAATGAGGATGCTACTGTTAGCGACCCTATTCCTACTCCAATCTTGCGGGGAGCTTGAAATGAGGAGCTACGTTTGTCCTGATCAAGCCACAACCCTAGTCGTTGATCAAGAGAGTACCACGGTACTGATCGTGTATATGAAGAAATCTAAGAAGAAACTCACAGTACTCTGTACACCTCAATAAAGTGAGGGGGTTGCCCGGATTTACGTTGCCCCCTCGGCCAACGCCTAGCATCCTGACCGGGCTCAGCTATGCACTACTTCACCTCGTCGAAGTAGCCTGACCGTATGAGCAGGGTTATCTGCGGGCTGAGGGATGGTCTTGCTATGCCTGTTTCAGCCGCTGCCAGTTGCGAAACTTTTACCCTTGACAGAACCCCGCCTTCCTGGGCCTTTAGGATTTTGTGTATGGTCCGGTAAATCTTTTCCTGGTATTCCGTCATTCCCTTGGTCGTGGTCTTTTTCCCAAGCTTTAAGGACATACCGAAGTGGCGGTTGACCCCTTTTTGTTTGAATCGATTGGTTATCTTCGGCTTCACCACGTCATGCCCATTGGGCAGCCTACCAAAGTCATCCAGACCTATACCATACTGATCGAGGAGGTTCATCGCCTCCATAAACTTTTCCTGTGCTTCAAATTTTAGTGAAATGTAGTACATCTTATTCTCCTAGTCTTGGTTCACGTACCCTTTCGGCAGGGGTTCTGCCCCTACCTTTTTTGCCTGGACGCGGCGTATTTCCGCCTCCGCAACCTCAATATACTTTTCAATGGCGTGTTTCGCTTTGTATAGATCCTGTACGCCGCCCTTGTTCTTCCATCGTTCAATCCATTTGGTGATAATGTACTGGAACGGATCATACCCTAGGCGGTATGCTCGGTCCCAGTGCTCCTCACCTCCCACCTTATAGTGGTCCCCGCCGATCTGTGTTTGGTTAGCTTTACTCACTTCAATCCCTTTATGCTCGGCTTCAAGCCTGCATACCGTGCAATTCTTTTTAGCATAGTGACTGTGATTGCCTTGATGCGCTTCGCAGTAATGCTCCCCCGGCAATGCTTTACTCATAGTAAGTATTGGACCCATAGCGAGGCTAATATAAGATAGGTGACATACTTTATAATCAGCAATGTTTCTAGTAGTTTATGTGTGAAGTCTTGTATGGGGAGTTCCCCATAGTCTGGTTGCTCCATGATCCCTTGACCCCGTTTGCCTATGTACCATTGTAAACCCTATGACAATCTTGAGCTAGCACGAATTGCCCATTCGTTGCAGGCCACTCGCCAGTCCTCAGCCTTTATCCTCTTAATGTAAGACATCCTTTCTCCTTTGTCTATGTAGGCCCTGAATATTGGCTCTGCAACGTGTCGCATCCAATCAATTCTAAACGATTTCTGGACTCCGTACTCCACGAGATCCTTACAGTCCTGGATGAGATCCATGTAATGCTCCCCATTGTGGAGCAACGGCATGATGTTAAGGGGGTATCGGTCGTCGAGTACCGGCTTTTCCACCAATTCTTTCATATGCTTTTCATAGACGTGAACGTTATTGGAGAAGACCATATAATCGCCGAGTGGTATCTCTGTTTCAAAGGAGATCAGTTCATGTAGTAGTGTCATATGCACGGCGTTTGCGCCGAGCATACCCCATATGAAATCGTTACTCCGGTTGCACACCGTCATATTCAGCATACCCGTGGGCGACACTCGGAAGTAAATGTGAGTATTACAAGGTCGGTCGGAAGTCCTTGCAGATGGTCCATCATAAACCGGGTCCCACATTGAAATAACTGCCTGTCTAGTTCCGGCGTCTTTGCGAAGTAGATTGATGGTATTTCTAATCTGATCACCGTGTTGCCATCTATATCCGTAAGCACCTCGAAGAATCCCATCATCTGCATATTCCATCATCCTCTTGTTGAACTGACTGACCCAGCCAGCGTCATTGGAACCTGCCATCATCCAGCAGAATTCCATGACATGAAAGAAGGGGTTGGCATTGCGCTTCTCGTCGAAGAGGACCCGCTCCTGGGGGTATCGTATGGTCAGTAGAACGGGAGCTGGGATAGAGAAGACCGTACCGTTTCGGCTGCCCTGCCGTACCCCGCTACTCCGTAGCTTCCAGAGCCCGTCATTATAGGCTCGAGGAATGTTATTACCGAAGATTTGTGTAATCATTGGCGTAACCTGTTGTTTTGTAAGGCTGTTTTAAACCGCGTCGACAAGGGGGTAAACCGGGCTAGGCTACCCTAGCGGCCCACTTATCTCGACGCGTCTACACCGCACCTGCATAGCGTCTTTTTGACCTACCGGTCCCATACGCCACTCTACAGTACTTATCGTACTCACAGAAGCAATTTTGCAGATCTTGCATGTCCCCTTCCCACCCAAGGATGGACTTGGCCTCCTGTATTAGGAACTGATAGTCACCGGGTCGTACCTTAGTTTCAAAGAACCATGCCAGCCCACGAAGGGAGCCGGGGCCGGGAGCACTGAAAGTCTCTTTGTCACTAGCGACAAAGAGGGGATGTCCCTCAGTATTCTTTAAATCAGCGACTACCTGCGCGGAGAGGAAACTTCCTAAACCGTTTACCTTCTGGAGGAAGTCCCACGTAGTTCGGCAGTCCCCGTACTTAAACTCCATATCATAGACCTTACCTATGAGCTCAAGACAATACAGTAGTTTTTCCATTGGGACCCCGTTTGTCGTGATAACGTAAGCGTTCCCCCAGGTCGTATTTCTATGGATTCTCCATTGGTCAAGTCGTTCGTAGATTCGGCTAAGGTTAAATGGAACGAGGTCGAGTTTAAGATATTCAAGTGTACTAGGCCGATTGAAGATCCGAGCGACAACCATAGAGTATTCGTACTTTCCTCCGTAGAGGGCAAGGGTATAGTTTTCTCTGATCCATCGGGTGACACGGTCATCCTCCCTGTGTACATTCGTAAAGTAGGTGTTCTGAAATACGGGGTCATCACTCCACGGCTTTCGGTCCCCAGCTTCTTTCTTCAGCCTTATCTTCTCGCGCTCTGATATCCAATAGGCCAGAAGTTCCTGCCGCGTGTAGGGCTTTCCACCGACCTCTAAAATCGACTCGCTTGCCTCCCAGCCATCCATTTTTCGACTCCTTTTCAACTGCTGTGATGTATGGGCCGAAGCGACGCTCCAGCCAGTGACAAGCTTCTGCTTGAATCTCAGGGGTTCGCGTTAGCGAACACCCACCCTCGGCTTGACAAGGGTACCAATCTATGAAGAATGTTGTAATAATCTTATTACTAAGACCGCGCTCAAGCAGGCTAGCGTTGAGAGTAATATCGCCCATAATAGGAAAACGATCCAGGTCGGGTATGTTTCCCGCCATCGCTCGGTTAATACCAAAGACGCAAACGATCTTACCATTTTCGGTATAGGGCGGTTTTTGAAGGTGTCCCATCTGGCGTGGGTGGATTCCGACGAGCGCCGTATCATCTAATAGTGCCTCCATAAAGCGAAAACCTACTGCGACTTTCTCTAGGTCTAACTCGGATTTGACGGCCCGAAGTCTGATTTCTCCATCCCCACGGATATATGGAATTGAGAAGGTGAGATCGTCATCGAGTATGACACATTTATCGGACCCATCTCCGACTCCATCTTCAAAGATCCATTTAAGTTTCGCTGAATGGCTTCGTATCTCGGTGGGGGTAGCGATGATTCTGCAAATGTTGACATCAGTGTGTATATCAACTTCGTCCCGAGGGCAAACCAAGAATGTTCGTTCACGTATTTCCTCCGGTAGGTTCCGCCAAGTGTATTGACGCCCCACTCGTCCTCTTGTCATGATGTAGAAATTCATAAGCCTCCCTTAATTCATATTCAGGTAAACAATGATAGTAGTCTATAGCTTCGCGTAATGAATCCTCCCAGGGAAGGAACCCGTTCATTCCTAATCTGGAGAGTAGCTTGTCAACATTGGCAACAAGAACTGTTGGCTCAACCTCCCCCGCTCGCATAGGAATATACTTTACTGAACCGTGGGTAATGTCTAAAACATCAAAAGCAACTTCACGGACTGATATTTCTATGCCCCGCCCAAGGTCATATATGGTATCATTTAATTCAGCACGGGTTGCTGCGACGGAATACTTTGCGATGTCTCTGGCATCAATCATATCAACGATATTCTCCCCGCTGCCGTAGATCTCTACGGGCTTCTTAAAGTAAGTTTCTATAGCGAACGTGGGGATTATCTTCCGAACGGGGTGGGTGTGCTGACCTGCTCCATAGGCGTTGAAATACCGCAGGCAGATTACCTTTAAATCGGTATTCTTATTGTAGAGTTGAGCAAAGTCCTCGGCAGCCTGCTTGGTCACCGAGTAAGTATTCAGCCATACGTTCGGCTTGCTGGGGTAGAACAGACGGGGGACCCCTGTCTGGCGGCAGGCCTCGAGGACATTGACAGTCCCCAGGATATTTACCGTGATTGAGTTGTGGATGTCCCGGTTCATCTCCGATGTGCCAAGGATTCCCGCCATGTGGTATACTTCGTCACGTCCTCTTATTAGCTCCTTGATGGACTTGAAGTCTGTGATATCATGGCCCAAGGTACGGTCGGCCACCGTAACATCGTTACCCTCCTTTTCTAGTTCATTAACGATGGCTCGTCCTAGGAAGCCTTGGCCTCCAATTACTAAACAATTCATTTTATCTTCTCCACAAATAAAAAGAGCTCGACTTGAAAGTCGAGCTCTCTAGGGTTAAGCCGAAGCGACAGCTTCTTTTGGCTTGGCCGGCTCTTTCTTGGTGCCCCCAATGAGCTGGATTGCTTCATTCTGGACGAAGAAGCGGATCCACCCGCGCGGCGGGTCCTCATCGTTCTTGTTATTATCCAGGAAGTGCTGTACGGTCTTGCCATTGCTCTTTTTAAGAGCTTCGTACATTTCCTTACGCTTCCCCTTGTAGTTCTTTTCTCCCTCAGTAAGCTTGATAACAGCGTCTGGGAGGAACCCGTAATCCTTACGGGGAGCGCGGGGCTTCTTTTCTTTTGGCTCTTTCGACTCTTTTGCGACCTTCGGGGCCTTTTCTTTGAGAGCCAATTTCGGGGGAGTTGTGTCAGCCATGAGTTTCTCCTTTTAGTAGTTGACAGCTTCACTTTAACACGTCCCAGGGTAGGGAGCAAGCATTATTTACTCAGTTTCTTCATCACTTACAGCAGTTTCTTCCTCAACTTCCGTTTCTTCCATAGCAATTTCGTCTTTCTTGATCCCACAGGCTTTCATAAGGGAAGCCATGAGGGTATCAACAGTCTTCCATGCCTTATCAATATCCTTGTTATCGCCAACCTTGGCTTCAACCTTACTAATGAAGGTATTAAGAGTGTTCCATTGCTCTACCAGCATATCCCGATACATTGCCTTCGCGTTCTCGTCCACTTTCGTTTCTCCAACTAGTTAGTTTTGAATACAATAGCTCCTGAGTGCTTCCCTTCCTTTGTAGTACCTCCATGACCACTTCGTCTAGTGTGTCAGTAGCAACGATATGATAGACGAAGACTGGTTTTTGTTGACCTTGTCTATAGACTCTTCTAATTGCTTGATCGTAGTGTTCGAAATTCCACGTAATTCCAAACCAAATGATGTGGTGGCACGCTTCTTGGAGGTTAAGCCCATGTCCCATAGAAGCTGGATGTCCGAGCAGGACTGGGATATGTCCAGCGTTAAAGCTACGAATGATTTCAGATGCTCGCTTAGTCGTAGTGCCGCCCCCAAGAACTGGTGTCGCACTTCCGAGTCTAGCAAGGAGTCTTGCTTTATCGTGCTGGAATTCGTAGAGCACCAGTGTAGGAGATCCGTTAATCTCTTCAAGGAGTGATACAAGAGCGTCAAGTTTAGACTCATGGATAGTACTGAATGTCGCTGAGTCTCGCTCAGTGTACAGTGCTCCGTTACATACTTGGCGACACTTTCCTCCCGCAACAGCCGTGTTCGCAGCGATAATAGTGTTTTCATTAAGGGTGGTGATGAAGTCATTCTCTATCTCTGAATAGATTTTACGGGCTGCCGATGGCAATTCTATCTTCGTAGGGGGAAGGATGAATAACTCTGGCATCTCCAGGTAGTCCTCGGCCTTCAGCCGCAGGCTGTACGGGGATATGCGATCTACTATAGCCTCCCAAGCCCCGGCCTTCGGGATAAAAGAGTACGGTTTCCATGCTTCCGAGGTGAAGTACTTATCTCTGAAGTGGGTGACATATCTACCAAGGGCGTGTCCGAGATCAAGTATGTATATCTGCCCAAATAGATCATGTATTCCGTTCGGTATAAGTGTGCCAGTAAGGATCCACCGTCGCGGGAATCTTTGAAAGTGAGGGCGCATAAGCTTGAATCGTTTAGTTTGAGTATCTTTAAATCGCGTAGACTCATCGACACAGAGGATGTCCCACTCTTTATTTCCATGCTTAAAGAGCCATAGGAGTCCTTCAGGATTGATAACGTATATGTCGGCGTCCCTTCTAAGTGCAGACTCTTTATTAGGCCCATGTAGTATCTCTATTTTTAAGTTATTGAAGTTATCCCATTTCTGTATTTCTTTCGGCCAAACGTTGTGACATACATGAAGGGGTGCTATGACCAGCATAGACTTGACGTAGCCCATGTTCTTTAGAACACTGAAGGCTGCTAGACATATGCTAGTTTTCCCCAGTCCCGGGTCTAGGAACAGACCCACGGATCCCTGCGATAGCAGGAGTTCTATCGCTCTCTTCTGGTATTCGTGTGGCGACCATAGCATCTACTAGATCCTCCCCAGCTTCTACGTTGTCTATGACTATAGACAATACATTTCGTTCTGCTAATTGCTCCATCCTATAAAGCTGGATAGGAGCAGGCACTTCACCCATCTTCTTAAATTCTACCCATACATGGGTCCCATCTGTATTAATAAACAACCTATCCGGCCAACCTCTCTCACTGACTACTTGTATCTTTGGTGTGAGAATACCGAAGCCCTGCGCGTATTCGCAGACTTTTTTTGCTATCTCTGTTTCTAAGCGACTGGACATGGACCCCCCTTCTGTCTACTGTAGGGACACCACTGACATTTGAAGGAGGGCATGGGAGGGAATAGGGTAGCATCAGCGATATTCCCCGCTATACGCCGGAGCATCGGCTTATACTCAAACATCATAGCCCGTGGGTAGTTCACCTTATGAGAGTCAACTTCGTCTAGGTAGGTAATGAAGGCATCTACGCTATCATATTCGGGGTGATGGCAGAGCACAGCTACAGAGTATAGATGAGTTTGACTCATGTGCTCTTTGACATACCGCTTCCCCGTCTTCCATTCGTATAATAGAAGTGTTGGCGGGGGAGGTAGGATAAGGAAGTCTATGAAGCCGTGGAACATGGCCCGGGGATCAGAATACGAGCAAGGTTCATACTCCCAGGTAATCCCCCACTTAAATTCGGACTTGATGTTGGGGTATGACTCGCGTATACCGAACATGAACTGCCCATAGTTCGCATGTATATCAGGGTGCAGGTACTCCGTACTTCTGTTGAAGTAGTTTTCTATGGACTTATGGACAGCGAGACCCCGCTCCATCGCGGGAGATGGCGGTTCCTTCTCCATCTCTATCTTATCTATATAGGCGAACTTATACTTTTGCGGACATTGCTCGTACGTCGCCATGCTGCTGTACGACTGTATCATAATCCTCGCTCCTTGGTACTTTTTCTAACTCACCCCAATTACGTCCGAACTCCCCCTCGGATCGCATTGGGCAATCAAAGAGCGGTTGGTCCATAGCCAGCCTGAGCGCTATCATCTCGCTCTCCCAGTACTCCTCTGGAGCTGATGCATTTATCTCATCGTGTATCGTAGCAAGAAATACGGTGTCAACGTCCTTGTAGTCCTCCCACCAATCATTAATGACTTGTTTCGTCTGATCACCTGCACTACCTTGAATTAGATAATTCAAGAGCTTATATTCGTAAGACTGTATTTTCCCCTTGATTATCTTTGGAGGCTCAGTAAAATACATTCTCCCTCCCCAGGTCCTGATTGCCCCACCATCGCGGCCCCTATTGCGCGTCGACCTAGCGAGTGCCCTAGCCGCTGGCATGGCCCGCAGGTATGCCTCGCGTAGCTCGAAGGCTTCGGAGAGTGGTCGATTTAGCTGGGAGGCCAATCCCCCTACCCCGCTGCCGTAAATTATCGAGAAGCCAGTGATTTTAACATCCTTTCTCTCATACTGCAAGTTCAACATTTGCTCTATAAGAAGGCGAGCCATATCATGAGGGTCCAGCCACGGGTCGTTAATGTAGGATTCTAAGAGTATTCCATCCTCGAAGTGGGCGAGGATTCGTATTTCTTGGGAGCTAAAGTCACGCTTGATCCATATGTGTCCTTCCTCGGGGAGAAGGTAACTCCGCATATTAGGGAGTTCTGCTAAATCTGCCGGTGTGTAGAGATCATCTTCCTCCTGAAGCTCCTTAATCATCGGATTATTAGTGTGCTTAGAGTTTCCCCTTCTATTTATTCCCTTAAATATATTCGGTGCATTTTGGAAGTTAGGCCGAGAGCTGGATAGGCGTCCAGTTCTTGTCCCTGAGTGTCTACCCTCATCATTCGCCACCTGATTCCATTCAGTATGAACACGCCCATCCTCTGCCGAGAAGTTAATCCACGGGAGCATGAATGTCCCCGTGCAGGTTTTCAAGGTATTGCGATAGATCAGAAGGTTCTTTAGCTTGTGATGCTTACAAACTTTCTGCAAATTATCTTTAGATGTTGAACGACGACCCGTCGGAGTGAGTATCCACTCATCGACAACTCCAGCTTTGTCCATCCGCTCGGCCAGCTCGGCATGGGAATTAACGTTGAACGGTTCACATCCAAGACATTCATATATACGATCATCGGCGGTATGCATCGATCTTGTACAAAACTCATAGTCCCTTTCGAGTCGTTCTCTGTCCACGCGAATACCGTGGGCGCTACTTGCTCTAAGTTTGGGAGCAAGTCTTCGCTCTCGATCGTAGGCTTCGCCGCCCACGTCGCCAATAAGTAGGTCGTAGAGTCGTCGTGTACGATAAACGTCACCTTTGGCGTATGGAGCGACGAGGTCAACCGGCGCATGTGATATATAAGCTCCAACGGTGCTCGGGGTAGCGTCTGGTACATGCTCGAGGATCCATTGGTGGAGGTCTTGTTGCTCTTGTGCTGGGAGATCCAGGTATCTATCAGCCGACGGTTTAAGCGATAGAGAAGTGCTGTACGGGTCTTTGAGAAATAGTAAGAATAGGGTGTCATGTACGCGCTCCCAATAGGGGTCTAATCCTCCCAGCCACTTGAGCCCTACGGAGAGGTCAAATTGAGCATTGTGAAATAGCAGGGGTTCATCCGAGGCTATAAGCGTCAGCCACGTCTGTTGCATTTCGTTCCAATCTGTGATGTAGACTGGTTCATCGTGTCCCCTCATAAGAGCCAGACCAACAGGTCTGGGGGGACGCCATAGCGGATTGACCGTTATGGCCTCGGATTCAAAGTCTAATGTAATCATGATATCTCCCAGTGGCCCGTTGGTTCAGGTGGGCCAGACCTGTGAGATCATGTCAGAATTTCTCTTTCTTGGTAGAAGGAGCTTGGGCACCTGACTCCATCTCATAGGGAGTGTTGACTAGTGCCTCTGCAATAGGAATCCGACTGTGAACCTGGGAGAGTTCATCGGACTCGAGAGGGCGAACTAGACCAAACACTACCTTGAACTGTGACTTCTTATCAGGTACGAGCCGTACCCGAGATATGACACCCCACGGGGGACGCTGGAGTATGGCAGCAACCTCATTTACGTGGTTCCCCCAATTCTTTACCGACATAGTGGGGATGGACATAATCGCCATTTCACTGGTGGAGAAGTCTGCATTGGGAATCACAGCAAGGCGGCGACGTTCCTTGCAAGCTTTTCCTGGGCCATCAGGGTCAGATCCGTATACCCAATTCGGGCAAGCACCGCATGAATCCGAGGGCGGGTTAGGTATGACTGCATGTGGGTAAAGAGTATCCCCCGGTATACCGACTGCGAAGCAGGCCGGAGGGCTGTATTCATCGGCCTTCCACTTTGTCTTGTACCAGACATGTTCCTCTGAAGCAGCCAAGATAATACAGTCCAAGGTGTTATCTTTGATGGCTGTGTCCATGTAGGACATAACCCCGGACTTAAATGAGATCTTGGTGGTCGTTGGTCTTTCCTGCCGGGCTACTGCCACGGCTTGCTCCCGCATTTTCTCTTCCCAATTTATAAGTTCGTTAGACATTTAGGTCCTCGCTTTTGCATAAGTCAACTTGCTTAGTTCTTGTATACCAATCCCTGGAATTGGATCACCATCATCAAATCGTTCAAGGACAGCGCCGAAGGTTAGGCGCTTATGGAGCAGCTCAAAGGCATTGTGCTCAAGGATATATCCGCGGATAGGGTCCCAATCCATCGCGTAAGGTTGACGCTTGATACTACGATGGACCATCGCTATCCTGCCACCGACGGCAGACAGGTTTTTCTCCTCCATAACGGCAATGACTACACCCTCCAAGCGTAGCTCTTCATTCTTTAGGCTTTCGTGAACTTTACCTGCCGCGATACGATCAGCTCGGACCTTATCTAAACGGTCAATGAGCGCGCCCAATTCTTGTAAATCCATAGTAACCTCCCAGGTTATGTAGAACCCTATTATACCATAGTCAAAACTCGGAAGCTATAACGAAAGGTGGGGTCCGGTGGCATCGGCTTATGTATGACGTTGAGTTCCCGCTCGTCGTCACGTTAAAGATCAACACCACCGGACCCCATGTTACCAAGGCCAGGATCTTTTATATCCGTCGTTACTATAGCACTGTTTTCCTGGAGTGGCAAAGTCATCTCCTGGCCCCGCAGGGATAGGATACAGAGCCATTCCAAAGGTTGCGTAGGAGTAATTCTGAGTGAAGGCTTCACCAGTAGGAAGAACGGTAATGAGTTTTATCTCTTGGATTCTCTTTCTCCTAAGTTCTGGGGTAGGACACCATGGATCATCATTCTCCCAGGTTATTTCAAATGTCGTAACCACGGCGGTATTCGCTGACTGACCTAACTTGTTCACTGTACGGACCATCATGGTTGATGCGGAACTTGAACCATCCAGGTTACCGAAGTACTTCTTGTACGAAGTACTTGCAGTCGTTCGGATATAGTTCCATACGTGGTTATTCCAGTCCTGTGGGAAGCCTGTTCCGTCGTATTTATAGATTAAACGACAGTCTGCGCAGGTAGTATAGGATGGAAGTCCCACGTTTAGTGTCGTAGATACAGTGTCATCAAGATCGGGTGGGCATTCGGCAGCTTGTCCTGTTGTGGCGAGTACGGCCAACGCCAGAGCTGTGTACCTCATTAATAGTCCTCTGGTTCTATGGGTTCATCTGACTCGTAGTTGCTGTCTGTTAATACCTCTGGTCGGTACTTAGCTAGGACATCATCCCGACAATTATCGCATACGCGAGCTATCGGGATTCCCCGGGCGTCACTCTCCCACCATGAGTTATCTGGGGTGTGATTGCACACATCAAACTGATCTTCCCCATAGTTCCCCGTAATGTGCCGATCTAAGGCCTCCTTTTCCCGGTTATTCATGGGCCACCTCAACGGTCGTAGGGCAGAAGTCCTGTGCCCCTACGGTGATCGCATAGTCACTGCCCAAGTGGTCGTACAAGCAGATCTTGTTAAAGCCATCCGTGAATTCATCCTTCAAAAATGCTTGGCAAGCGAGTGCTGGCCCCGCCAGAAGGAGTAATACTATCGCTAGTTTCTTCATTTCGCTTCTCCAGTTCCTGTTCACAAAGTTTGATTAAATCATCAATCGGGAAGGTTCTCTTCAATCCCAATAGTTTTCGCATGTGGGTGGACACCTTGCGGCCACCCTTCGCCGTCATGCCCTGCTTTTCTAATCGCATGGCATACTTCCATTGTAGGAGTTGGAAGGTAGGGACACTAATATTCACCGGTCACCTTGTCCCAGCAAGGCTCGCACAGCCCGCTGATCCTGTACTCATCTCGGCCTTCCTGTGTGATGCACTTCGGTAATGCCTGTTCTTTGCACATAACACAGATCCCTTGGTTCCTGGCATCAGTTTTCGCAATGCCGTACAGGACCTTGCTCATTTCATCGACGTACTCTTTGAGTGACATGCTAGATCTCCCAGTTATCCGGGCCGTGCCCGTACCCTATTATGCGCCTCGTAATTATTCGTGTGGGTCTTTTTTAATCAGGTATAACATGCCTCCATCCACCCTTTTTCCAGCAAGTTCATACCCCAATTGCTTGGCGAGCTGCCTCGCCACTTTCAATGTGACGTACCCTAGGTACGGACCTTTTTCATCTTCAAGCCAGCAAGTAACGACGTGGGGGAAGATTTTATTATTGAACTCAGGTCTCGTATACCACTTCTTATTGTCCACTGTTTGATATATACGAGCTACCCCGTTCGGTAGTACGCCGTAGTATTGACCTTTCCTAATGGTGAAGGTGAACTCCTCATCGTTGGGTACACGATCCACTTTACAGTGGAGTTCACCGTTTCTAAGTCCTATTGGTTCTACAATCATTTTCATCTCCTAGTTGTCCTGGCTGTGCCAGTAACCTAGTATGCGCCTCGTAATAGTCAATGAACAAGGCCCCCCTGTGGGCGTATATATACAAGGTGTGAACTAGTCGGAGAGCAAATAAGAGTAGCTAAGGACTATTGCGAGGCGCATACTAGCAACTGGTAGCTAACCCTAGTAGGAGTCAATAAAGTGAAAATTACACCAAAGTATGATCAGGCACGATGGGAATCGGCACACGAAGCAGCAGAGGTCGTAACTAACCACCCTGAAATCGGTGGGCTTAGTTACGACCACATCTACTTCCTGGCACAGATACTGGAAGTAAGTCAATACCCGCAGGTACGCGACGCAGCATGGATGCAGGTATACATGGACGGCAGCTTTGCGATACCCACGGGAGTGGATTACAAAGATCCCGCGGTGGCGTATGCCGATGCGGCCATCAACGCTGTTACGCTGTTCGTTGGCGAATTTTCCTGGGAGTAACTGGCAATGAAAATTATACAAGTCTGGCAAGAATACCCCGAGATAGTTGTCAAGGCATGCCGTCATACGCTTATAGCGTGTGACGGGCACGTTAAGCACGAGGATGATGTCATGCCCACCGTGTTCGCCCCTACGGATATTCTGCATTGCGACTACCCGGAAAGCCCCGAGGAGAGCACTCTGCTTTCCATAATAATGGCAATAGAAGCTATTGATCTTGGCTACACCGAAGCTGCCAAGGGGATTTTGCACTACGATCTGACTGGGGAGATACTGAAAACAAAAGACTAGCTAAAGATTACCGCGAGGCGCATACTATACATGGTAGCTAACCTTAACCAGGAGTGAATACCGTGATAATGTTCAACAATTATATACGATTACGTTCCATTGGTATGGCAAGACTCTTAGTAATTAAGATTCTTTGCAAGGGGATTCGTTGGCCCCACGACGCCTACTTTTCACAGCCCGATGTAATTCGGGCTTACCTGTAGGGGACAGCGATGGAACTTGAAACGTTTTACACGATGTACCCTGAGTATACGAAACTAGCAGTGAAAGAGCACATCCAACGCACACGCGACCCTGCCTGTGCGGTTGACCTACCCGCCGAACTACGCAAGAAAGACTACAATGTCGCCGACTGTGAATCCTACTACGATTACGACCTTGTGGGGTTCCTGTACGCCCGCGAAGCACTGGAGGCGGGGTACATTGACTTCGCAAAGGAGGTGTTGGATGTCTGTCTCCGAAGGTAAGATCAAGCGCCAGTGCCTGGAATGTGCGTTAATGGAAGTATCGTGCCACTTTGACGGGGAGATCCCAGAATGCGTAAGAGATCTTATCGTGATTTTGCAGCGCCTACGGAAACTTGGCCCAAAAGATATAGACTACGAGACATCTTGTACATCTGGGGTGTCGTACTGTTGTTGTTCGCGTTAATAACCATGGAGTACTAGCATGAAACCAGCACTGTTTGAACGTAAAGAAAACCGCATTACCGACCTCACTACCAAGGAGGTCGCCACGTTTACATCAACCAATAAGGCGAAGTTTATGTCACGGGAACTGCAAAAGAACCGTGATGGTGGGCTTGGCCGTGGATCTGTGAGGGTACAGAAATGAGTGAAATCCAAAGGTACGTGATCCTCGATCTTACAGATCGAGAGAATCCAAAGGTTATTGGTACTGATTCTCAGAAACCGTTCACCCAGGGAGCTGCCGAGCTAAAGCTTGGCATGATGCGCAAGGCCCGACCCAAGAATGACTACAGGGCTGTGGAGATCAAGACGATATGGGAGGCACTATGAAAATAATACTATGCCGAGCTGATGGCGATGTGATGGACGAGCTGGTCATAGAATGCTCAACTGGGGAGCAAGAGGTTAAACTGGCCCTGGAAATTACCGAGATGATCGAAGATGTGTACGAAGTGGACTCGGTATTCTCTGGCGCGACAATTGATTTAAGCTGAGAGATTGTATGATCCGCCCGTGCCCCGTAAAATAAGGGGTGCGGGTGGGTCATACTATTGTCTTAGGGGATGTCAATGTCCAATGTATTTAATTTTGAAACGTTTGATTCAGAAAAGAAGTATTTGCGAGCACGTGGAATCGATGAAGAGACACAAGAAAAGTTAGGGCTCCAATTTCATGGCCCAGGAAAACTCGAAGAATTAGGGTTTAAGTTCTTTCGTTATCGACCGACTCGGTCTATTCTGTTCCCTGTATTTAATACGAATAAAGAAGTGACAGATTGCGGGGCAAGAGTATTCTATGCTGCGGGAAATACCGGCTTCGCCGACTTACCTGATGGCCCTAAGTTCCTTAGTCGGCCTGGGAAGGTAACGAGCCTTTGGTTTTCGCCATTAGTTAATTGGAATTCTATGACTTATGGCCAGAGAATCTTTATTTGTGAATCATATCTCAAAGCTGCGATATTGGGGAAGCTAGGGGAGTACTCCATTGGTGTGTCGGGCTGTTGGGGTTGGAGTAAAGATGGAGAAATAAATCCGGTTTTCCAAGATATAGGTTGGCGAGATTTAGGACTTCGGCCTGTTCTATTTATGGATTCTAATGTTAACTATGAAAGCGGACTTTCAGCCGTAATTAGTCGGTTTCAAGCTGAATGTCAGATCAAGCTTGGTGTTGATGCCGAATTTCTTTTACTTCCACCGCCTCCGGCGGAAGCGGGGAGAGATAGTTGGGGACTCGATGATTATTATGTAAAGTATGGAACTCCTGCTATGCAGGAGCTTCTGGCCCGTGAGCCTTTCGTTATCCCTTCGGAATTATACCAGCATAAAGTCGCGCTTAACAACGAAGTGTGTATCGTGCTTGATATTGGCCGTTTCGCTGATATTAAGAGTGGGGTCGTTATGCCACGGTCGCAATTCGAAGATGTGAGCTATGCTAACCGAATTGCTATGGATAGTGAAGGGAAGTTTGTAAGTGTCGCTAAAGCGTGGACTAAATGGAAAAAGCGGCGTGTTGTTGATACTTTGAAGTATAAGCCTGGACAGGCGAGGGTGGTGGAAAATGAAGATCCAAGTTACTTTAATTTATGGAGTGGATGGGGCTGTGTTCCCTCCCCCGGAGATGTGGAGTACTTCACTTCTTGGGTTCAGTCTGCTTTCTGTGGAAGTGAAGGAGAGTACTTCCAGGACTGGTGGGGATACCAACTCCAATATCCTGGGGTCAAGCTCAATACTGCACTTATGTTGGTCGGCTCTAGCGGAGTTGGTAAGGGTTGGATGGCTGCCATCGCGGAGCGTATCTTTGGATCGGAGAACACCTGGAAGTGTAATCTCTCTGACTTGGAAAGTAAATTCAACAGTGGAATCGGCGCGGCTCAGCTCTTGGTTATCGAGGAAGCCGACATCACAGGAGGAATCAAAGTATATAACGTCCTCAAAGACCTTATTACCAATGAACATCTCCGATGTGAACGGAAGGGAGTTGACGCAATAAAGCTGGAAAACGTGATTAATGTGTTTTTGAATTCTAACGATATTG